ATTTGGCAAGATTTTCTTCTCTTTGCGCTTGAGTCAAAGGGGCTCTTGATGCAATAAAGTCCTTGACAAAATTTCCACCCCGACGCAGTAATGACCCAATACCAAGACCTGCTAACTCCATCTCGGGGTGAGACCCTTCCAACGCTTGTTTGCGTTCAAGATATTTACGGTACTCTGGCGAAGTCATATCCCCTCGCTCTAGGACACTCACGTATTCGTCTTTATTCGCCATGATTTATCCTCAGTAGTAACCGCCACGACGACGTGACTTAAAGTATTTAATTTCATCGGGCTCGTCAGACGGCAGTCTGATAAACCCACCCTGACGGAATCTCATGAGTGCCATCACTGTAGAGTCCACCAAGTCATCGTTGCTCATGAACGGAAATCCTGCGATCTCTTCCACAACTTCCTCAGCCCAGCGGGTTTGTGGAACCCAGCACAGTTTAGAAGCCACGATGTCTGCCACGGAGTTTAACCGCGCTAACTTATCCCCGCTACCCCTGTGTGGGGTGTACTCCCCCACGGGCATACCCATGCGGCGCAGTTCTTGATAGAGCGCAGTCCCCGAGGACTTCTTCTCCACGATGAACGCATCTGGCTCCCAATCTTTGTATTCTTCCAGTGCTAACTTCTTAAGTTCTGGGAACTCAATGCGCTTCTTAATAGAGTTCAGCAGGATGATGTGGTGGCATCCTTCTTCCTCGTTGAAGAACACTCCCCACGTGGTAAGCGCTGTGTAGTCGGCACGGTTATGGCTTTCTGCCGCCGCGTCCAGACTCATGATCACGTACTCGCATCGGGGCGGGTCTTCTTTTTCCCAGATGTTCCACCACTCACGCTTGACAACTGACGCCTCTTCTGAGGTGGGGTTTTGCTGGTACTGGGCGTTCCACTGGAACGTAGGCATCGAAGCCTTTGTTCTGTACAGCGCTTTGAGGTCAAAGAATTCTGGCCACAGGGGTTTCTCGTTGTCTGTCCCCGAGTTAAAGATAGCGGGAAACTCGACCACCTCGTACTGGTCTGCATCCTCGTTCTTACCCATGTCCCCCGTAACGCGACCTGTCAGGTCGTTTTGGTGCCATCTTGTTTGGATGATGGCGACTCGTCCTCCGGGCATAAGACGAGTACGTGCTCCGTATGTAAACCATTCGTACGCTTTGTCAAACACGTCGAAGTTTCCATTGATGATGTCCTGTTCATTATGAGGATCGTCGACAAGCAAGAGATCAGCACCACGGCCAGCCAGAGCAGAACCGACACCGCAGGCGAAGTACTCTCCACCCATGTTTGTATTCCACCGTCCAGCGGATTTGCTGTCAACTGCAAGGGTGACTGTCGGGAAGATTTGTTTGTATCTGTCATCGTCAATGATGTTTCTAACTTTACGACCAAAGTCCACAGCAAGGTCTGTGGTGTGCGACACCATCAGCACTTTCTTATTAGGGTATTTACCTATAAACCACGCAGGGAAATAAATGGAGACAAGTTGTGATTTGCCGTGACGTGGTGGCATGTTCACGCATACCCTGTCCTTTTTACCCTCAGCAATATCCATCAATAAGTCAGCCAGTATGCGGTGATGCTTACCCACCTTGTAGTCTGGCTGCATGTGCTTGCAGAACTCAATCAGGTCGTCATAACACGCACGGGCAGTCTTGCGGCTGTCCAAAATGTCCGCAATTTTATCAATTTCTGCTTGTTCTTCTGGCGAATACGAGTCCAAGTTATCCAGCATCAGCCGGATTTCTTCTTCCGTAAAATCTAAAGTGTCAACTTGGGTCAACATCGTCGTCAAAAGTGGTGTTTTCGTCCAAAATTTCGGCTTTTTCTGCAGTTTTTGGCGTTTCTAGCCCCAATTCTGCGTCCACATCGATGATGTCGCCCCCTATCTTGACCTCGGCGTCCTGAATCACAGGCGGATTGACCAATCTTTGCAGTTTTGCACGCAGTTTTAGGCGTAATTCGTCGGTTGTCTGGTGCGTAATCGTGACTTCTGTCCTGTCGGTGAACAATCCAACGTCTGAAATTTTGCCCATCAACTCCAATGCACGGATGCGGATGCGGGGGTCAGGGTTCTGGGACTCTTCGATCAGTCTATTAGTTACTGTGTGGCGTAACTCAACTGCATGGTTGACCACTGCACGGCCATATTCATCCAAGTATGCACGGACATTCTGCAAGGAAGCAGGGGTCATCGCCGATGTGTTGACGTTGTTGGCTTTTTGAGACGTTGCTTGCGGGTTGACCGCGTAGGCTGAAGTTAACGCACCGGCAACTTCTTTGTCTTCAGATGTTTCTGGGGGAATCTCTAAGCCATGGTCTTGCAACAGTTCGATCGAACGGCACGCAGCCTCGGCCCGCTCCCGCAGGTCGACATACGCCATGTCAGGCGTGATCTCAATACCCAGTTCGGGCATCAATTCCAGTTCCATATTTTTCGCAAGTCTTAGTGACCGATGCACCAGTATACACATAGAACAAAATTTTTTGCAAGGGGGTACTTAAAAAGATGACGGGGGGTGTTCCTGTATATGGAGGGGTGGGTCGCCGAGATGTACCTTTGGAAACACAGGGGGTGACATGTTATAGCGTGATACGTCACGTCGGCTTTGCTGCAGAGTCAGCGTTGTTTGTATTTGGTTTGGGTGGGGATCGTTCGTCTGTATTAGTAACCCTATGACAGCCACGGGACTCCTAACCACACAGCGGGGGGTGCCACCCCAGTGGGTCTACCCTCACCCCGATTCGGCGCGTTAACCCCTCCCACAATGTTAGGCGTCGCCTAACAAAACAATATGATCTGATATGAATCGATACGTTTACCCTTGACATGACAAGTCAACAGGCGTAAAGTTCAGTCATCGGTTAAGCAATGCGGACATAAGAAGCGCGCTGACCCGATACTGTCTCGAAAGGACACAAAATGAAAGCAGTTAAACTTTCCCAGTCGGCTATCACCGACACCGTCAACGTCTTGAAAGCAGAAGGTGTGCTTGAAAAGAAGTGGGTGAAAGTGGCAGACGGCTTGCGCGCTGAAGGCGTGACAAGCGAAATGCTTGAGGGTGACGAGGAATTTCGCAAGTACTTCAAGACTGAAGTTGTTTTGCTGTCATTCACCAAGGTTGAGCAGAGCATTATCGCTTTGCCCAATACGGCCATGAGCGATGAGCAGAAGGTAACGAAACGCTGGGTTATTCAGCAGATCGGCTCACGCCTGTCACGTGTCACCAAGCACGTTAAAAAGGCGGAACTGGAGGAAACAATGACAGACGCTGAAAGAGGCGCGAAGAAGGTTTCTGACATGGCAACGCGCCTCAAGCGCGATCTGACAAGTTGGATCGACAAGGTCGAGAAAGCTGAAGCAGTTACGTTCAGCGCGACTGAAATGGTCAAGTACTTGAAAAGCGCAAGCGCGTTGATCAAGTGATCTAAGCCCCCCGCAAGGGGGTTTCCAAGCCCCCGCAAGGGGGCTTCTTTTTAACTCAAAGGAAATGAAATGCAATTAGACCTTGTCGATGAAATGCAATGGGAAGACGTTGTTGAATTCGAAACCTTGGAAGAAGCAGGGTTAGAAGAATCAAGGGACGATGAGCCCACACATGGACACTACTTATCCTGCGAGGGTAGTATCTATTCTTATACTGATTGGTTTTATGATAACGATTCAAGCGCTTTCAGCGCCTTGTAATTCAAGCCCCGCCCTAAAAAGCGGGGCTTTTTTTTGTCTTTATTTTTTCCTATTTCCAACCTTGTTAGGCATTGCCTAACAAAGTGATGCCAGTTTCTACAGTAGCGTGGCGTGGGGAAGGTTCGAAAGTTCGGGATTGGTAAAGTTCTAACGTAACTTTTTAATGGGCTTGGTAAAGTTCGTTTTGTTTAAATTCCTGCGTTGTTATGGTGTGTTTGAAAGTTCTTTTTTTGGCATAAAGTTCTTATAAAGTTCTTATAAAGTTCGCACTGCCCGCGTACTTTATATTTTCGTGGCAGATCATTGTTAGGGACTCCCTAACATGGCAGTTCATGCCTATGCAATAGTGTGTTATCTTATCTAATCT